CAGATTTATTATAACTCAACCTCAAACGTACTTAGATATTATGATGGTACGTCTTGGGAAGATTTAGCAGCAGGTAGTGGTGGGGAAACAAACCAAAACGCATTCTCTACTATTGCTGTTGATGGAGAGGATGATGTTGTAGCAGATTCTAAGACAGACACCTTAAACTTTGCAGCAGGTAGTAATGTTACTATTACAACAACAGCTGCATCAGATACTGTAACTATATCAGCTAGTGGTGATGTTGCCTCTGTTAATGGAGCGACAGGAGTAGTGGTTTTAGATGCTGATGATATTGATGACACAAGCACAACAAACAAGTTTGCAACCTCTGCTCAATTAACAAAGGTAGATTTTATCACAATCACTCAAGCAGTAGATTTAGATACTTTAGAGAGTAATGTAGCAACGAACAATGCTAAAGTTTCTAACGTAACTACAAACCTATCTACTACTGCTAATGGAACATCATTAGTTGTTAATTCTTCAGATGGTACAAACGCATCAATTCCTGCAGCGACTACATCTGCTTGGGGTGCTATGACTGATGAGGACAAGACTAAGCTTGATGGTATAGAAGCGAGTGCTGATGTTACAGATTCAGCTAATGTTACAAGTGCTTTAGGTTCTATTTCAGTAACTGCACATAATGACGTAACAAGTGCAGGTTCAGGTGCGATCATCACAAGTGCAGAAAGAACTAAATTAAGTGGTATTGAAGCAAGTGCAGACGTAACTGATTCAGCAAACGTAACTACTGCTTTAGGTAGTATATCTGTTACTGCGCATTCTGATGTTTCTTCAGTTGGTTCAGGTGCTATAATTACTTCTGTTGAGAGAACTAAGTTATCAGGTATCTCAACAAACGCTGATGTAACAGCAACTGCTTTACCTTTAATATCGAGTGATGTGACTATTGGTGATGCATCAGATGTCACAGTCACTACTTCAGGTGGTTTAACTGTTACAGGTGATTTGACTGTTAATGGTACAACAACGACTGTTGATTCTACTAACACAAATATAGCTGATGCGTTAATTGAATTAGGTTCAGGAAACACAGGAGCGAACTCAAATGATTTAGGTCTTATCCTTGAAAGAGGAACCACAGGAAACAATGCATTTATTGGATGGGATGAGAGTGCTGATAAGTTTACTGTTGGTACTACAACTGCGACAGGTGCTTCAACAGGAAGTTTAGCAATTACCACAGGAACATTAGTAGCAAACATTGAGGGAGATGTAACAGGAGATGTAACAGGAAACGCTGATACTGCTACTGCGTTAGCTACTACAAGAAATATTGCTCTTGGCGGTGATTTATCAGGTTCAGCTAACTTTGATGGTTCAGCCAATATCACAATAACAGCTACTGTTGCTGATGATTCTCACAACCATATTATTTCTAATGTTGATGGATTACAGACTGCTTTAGATGCAAAGGTTGAAACTCTTTCAGATTTAAGTATTACTGCAAATGCTACTGAGATAAATTTACTTGATGGTATAACTACTCTTAGCGGTTCAAATACAGGAGATGAGCCAAGTGCCTCTACAACTGTTGCAGGTATTGTAGAATTAGCTACAAACACAGAAACAAATACAGGTACAGATACTGCAAGAGCAACAACTCCTGCAGGTGTTAAATCAGCTATTGATGCAAGAACATACGTAGTAAGCATTGGAGATGGCACAAACACATCGTATACAATCACACATGGCTTAGGCACAAGGGATGTGATTATTCAGTTATATGATGCTAGTTCTTATGATACAGTATTTGCTGATGTGGTTAGAACAAACACAACACAAGCAACAATCAGTTTTGCCTCTGCTCCTACTACAAATGATGTAAGAGTATTGGTAACTAAGGTGGTATAATTTATATTTGTTGAATGGCAACAAACTTTAATACAGTAGTATCTTCTTCTGCAAGTAATTCACAAATTACTACGCAGGGGAATGATGCGTTAATTACAAAGGCATACGCTGATGCTAATTATAGCGGAGGTGGTGGAGGTTCAACTGTTAGTGTGGCTCAATATGGCTCTACAGACACAACCACAGATTTAAATAGCACAGGTTTTACCATTGTACCTTTTAATGTTACTGATTCAATAACTGACACCTCTAATTATTCCCTTTCAAGTGGTAGAGTAACAATTACTGATGCAGGTCAGTATATGGTTTCAGCTATTGTAAATGCAACAGGTTCTATGCAAAGGGGTAGGGTTGGTATTGAAGTTTTTATAAATGCCACATCTACAGGATATAGAGGTTCAGATATGTATTTGCGTTCTTCAGGTTCTTTGGTATTTAGTTCTTCAGGCATAAGTGCTTTAGTTGATTTAAGTGCAGGAGATATTGTAGATATTAGAAGTATCAGGCAAGGAAACACAGGTACTATAACAATGAATAGTGGCGATAGTGTTTTGTCAATAACTAAAATAGCAGGTGTTAGTGAAGCTACAGGTGTTTCATCATCAAGTGATAATACTGCAAATGTTACAAGCATTGATTTATCAAAAGTAGCAGGAACTTACTACACTTCTCAAAGTAATACTACATCTTATAGTGTTGCAACAGGAGCAGTTACAGGTGGGTTTGCTTATATCACAATCAACACATCTTCTGAGCCAACATTTTCTAATGCCACTAAACTTTCAGGCGAACCTTGGACATCAAGCACTACTCTAAAGATGGTTATTTTTAATGATGGCACAGGTAATTTCTTTTACTTTTTGAAGGTATGATTTTACAGCATTGGCATAGGCTTAGGCAAATTCAAATGGGAACAGGATCAGGACCTCTTGATGTTTTTGTTACTAATACAAATAGCGGTGGTTATAATGAACCTTTTGGTGGTAGTGTGACAGTTGATAACTTAGTAGAAGATGATTTAGTTCTTGGTTTTATTGGCGCACATACAGGTAGGGTTACACCACCAACAAGCACAGGTTGGTCAACATTTACTCCTGAAACTTCAAGTATGCAGATGAGGGTGGTTTACAAATATGTTGGTGCTTCAGAAACAAGTGCTACTTTTAGTGTTTCAGCAGGAACAACAGATTTAGATGGCTACATAACCTTAGTTGCTATAAGAAATGCAAGAACTACAAATAGTCAACCTTTTGATGGTACAGGTTTAGTTTATAACAATGCTAACAACGCTTCAAGTTTGACTCCTGATGATATAACCACTAACAATGATGGTTGCTTAATAATTACTTGTATAATTATTGAAAATGATAAAAGATCCTCTCTATCTATACCAACAGGTTACGCTAATGAAATTGAAGCTTATGGAGGAGGGTTCTTTAATGCTTTCCCTTTAACGACGTCAGTAGATTCAAAATTTCAAGCTACTTCAGGAACAGAGTCTCCTGCTTCTTATTCTTGGTCAACTAGTGACCCTTGTAGAGTTGTTACTTTAGCTATTAGACCTGAATAAAAAAAAATATAAAATATGGCAAAGATTAATGAAAACACAGAACTTACTTTAGACATCAAGACAATAGTCTTGGTAGTGTCAGGTGCTATATCTTTAGCGGCTATGTACTTCTCGTTACAGAAAGACATCTCTGAGGCAAAGAGGCTCCCTGAGCCGACAATCAGCCGTACTGAGTTTGACCTAAAGGACGCCTTAATTAGGGAGACAATACTAAATACTCAGCAGAAGGTACAGGAAAACAGTGAGAAACTAGATAGGATCGACGAGAAACTATACGAAATAATAAACAGATGAGAACATTGATTTGCCTTGGATTATTTTTTTTATTACCACACGCTATTAAGGCCCAGCAATTCACGCTAGTACAGATAAACGCTAAATGGAACGAGAAAAACTCGGTAAACATACCCTGTATTGACGGCGTAAAGTATACGTACGCAAGCCTAGAGGAACAAAACAAAAGCCTCCGTGATAAGATAAAGGCCGTGCCTGTTGTTATACTCTACAAGAACAATACCCCCGTTTACCAATGGAACGCAAACCTATCTTTTGAGTTATCCCTAAAGGAAGATGATATTCTCGAACAGATAAACACATGGCGGTAGACGTATCCAAAATACCTAATTCTAAGAACTTTGACACTGTAAGGGAGGCTATAATCGCGCTAGATGATAGTATCTCTGACACGGGTGATTCTATAAATAACACACAAATAACTATTAACCCTGGCACTAATTTAACTGGTGGTGGTGTGTTTACCTTAAACCAGTCTAATGCCCAAACAATAACCTTAGACGCTGACGATCAAACAATGACGGATGCTGAGGTTAAGACGGCCTACGAGAATAATAGTGACACTAACGCCTTTACTGACGCTGAGAAAACTAAGTTAGGCACGGTAGACTCAAACGCAGACGTAACAGCTACAGCAATAACAAGCATAAGCGTTACGGCGCATAATGATGTGACCTCAGCTGGATCAGGTCAGATTATAACTGGCGCAGAGAGAACTAAACTTACTAATATAGAGGATAATGCCACGGCGGACCAAACCGCGGGTGAAATACTAACAGCAATAAAGACCGTAGATGGTGCAAGCTCAGGATTAGACGCGGACCTTTTAGATGGTGAGGAGGGTTCTTATTATTTAAACTATGCTAACTTTTATGGCAACTATACTACAAACTATGATAATAATGGTACTAAGATAGCTAGAGGAATTATTTATTATGTTGGTTCTGAAACTGATGTTGCTAACGTGTCTGCTCCCTCAGCTACTTTTAACTTCGTAGATAATGTTCTTACGTTTACAGCTAATGGTAGTGATTATAGTGAAGCCCCACCTGATAGCGCAAGTACTCAAAATAAAGTGTTTCTTAGGGAGTGGTCTTCTTATAATGCTTATGTAGGCACATCGACAGCGAGACCTGTTAGTTTCACTAGTGCTTTTGAGTCTACTCAGTTTAATGGACCAATAACTTTTACTTCCCTAAAAACAGCAGATGCTACTATTATTAATGGCTCTAACATAACCACAGGTCAAATACAAAGTACAGGATTTACTGCAGGTGCTACTGCTACAGATTTCGCAGTAAGTGGTACAAAGTTATTCTTAACAGGCGTTGGTGATAATGCAGCGGGTGATGTTATATCTCCACAATTTAAGGTGACCTCTGGTAACGCTGAATTTAAAGGTTCTATTACCTCAACATCAGGTTCTATTGGTGGATGGGATATACAGTCTGATGCGATTGTGTCTCCTGATGATAGGATAGAGGTGAATAGTGATAGTGGTTTAGTGATTAAAAACTCAAGTGGCACTCCTAAAGTACAAATTAGGTCAGGATCACTAACAGGACTAACATCTAAAAACTTTACCTTTTCAGGATTAAGCACCTTAGAATTTAACACCTTTAATGATACGCTTACATCCAACTCTGAGGATTTCTTGTATAATGGCACAACAAGTTTAAGTGCATCAGCAAACATCACAAGTACGAACTATGGTGTTTATGTAGAGCAGATTTCAATGAATGCCACACCTGTAGGGCAGACTGTTTATTCTACTTCTTCTGATTTTGTAGGTAGTGTTAATGTTGAGGTTAGGATGGATATTGCTACTGATTCCTCATTCAACAATATACTTAAGACAGTTGTTCTACAAACAGCAGGTACAAGCTCAGAAAGTACAGATGTAGATTTTGTTCAGGTAGACAGAAGTATAGAGATAAACATAAATCAGAATGTTACAACAGCCTACATGAGGGTCTATTATTACAGGAATGTTTTTATTGGAGCTGGTAGCGTTGATTTTGATACAGGATCATCATTAACCTCTTTTGATTTTGGACAAACTAATGGGGTATTTGCTAAGACGATAAACCAAACAGAATTAACAGATGAAGGGTTTCAAGTAATATATGACTCTAACAACTACCTAAAAACATCAACAGTTAGTGCATCCTCTGAGTTTGTAGAAATAGATGGAGGATTAAACCTAGATGGTGTTGCATTAAATGTGCAGAATTATGCATCTAGAACAGCTGCGCATTCTGACACTGTAACTGCTAATTTTTATCAAAGATTGTCAGACACTTGTATAATGCAATGGGGGTATGTAAATGGAACATTAAGTAATCCAACAACAACCTTTCCTTTAACATTCCCAAAGGCTTGTAGGTCTGTACATGTTTCTACAAGAAGAACTAGCTCTAGTGGTAATGGTACGAATTATGTTTATTCTGTTACAGCATCAAGTTTTAGGGCAGTTATAGAGGATTCTAATGGACAGGGTAGGGATTTCTTTTGGATAGCATTTGGTGATTAATATGAGATATTTTGCAACATACGACACAGATGGTAGCTACACAGGGTTTTACTCTGATGAGTGGCATGGAGACGATATTCCAACACCTAATGTAGAACTTACAGAGGCTCAATGGAAACAGGCTAATTCTACAAGATGTAGATACCACAATGGACAGCACGAGGTTTGGGATTACTCCCAACAAGAGTTAGATGACTCTGCAATGGATGGGGTGAGGTCTACGAGGGGATTATTGCTGAAGGAGTCTGACTGGACACAGATGCCTGACTCACCGCTTACAGAAACAAAAAAACAGGAATGGGCTACCTATAGACAACAGCTCAGGGATTTACCAGCTACGGTAGACCTATCAAATATTGTATATCCAACAAAACCAAATTAATTATGGCAAAACCAGGAAAAGTAACAGAAAAATTTAATGACTTTAAAAAATGGTATCAATCAAAGACTATTATCGGTCTAATCGTTTCTTCAATATCGGGAGTAGTGTTTGCACTTACCGAGGGAAAGGTAGACGTACAGGGGGCATCATCAGAAATCCTTTCAGGCGGCGAGGAGCTTGCGATGAATGTGGATCAGGCGATTGCCTCTGCAACTTTTTTACTTGGACAGGCACTAGCAGTGTGGGGACGTATCAAGGCTAAGGTCGGCTTAAAATGAAGATAGTAGTACTATTTATATCTATGGTGGTTGTTACGCAGGCAGCAGATTCGCTGCCTAATGACCCCGCCAAGCGTTATGTTAAGCGTAAGTTTAGGAAAGAGATGCGCCAGCAAAAGAAAGAACTAAGACAATTATTAAAGGAAAAGAAAAGAAACTATAAAATAAATAATATATGACATCACTAGAAAGGCTAGAGAATAGATTAAAAAGGGCTCAAGACTCAAACAATGAGTCGCTAATAAAAGTATTAACTAAACGAATTGAAAAACTAGAAGAAAATGCCAGTAACTAATTTAGACACAACAGCTACGTTAAAAACAACATCTTTTGACCCCTCAAAACCTGAAAAATTTGAATTTACTATACACTCGGGTAGTGTAGGTGGTTTTGGGGTGGTGCCAAACACGGGATATTTATGGGCAAATTGGTCAGCCACATCTCTACAGAAAGACATTAATAATGTTGCAATTAAACCTTCGTGGTTAGAGTTTTCAAGAACCGGAGCAGGTTATACACAGTGGACGGTATCAGAACAGGTAGTATTTAATGATATTAAAGTAACTGAACCAGGGACGTATAGAATACAGGGGGAAATGGTTTTCTCAAGCCCCGACAACGGGACTAACCCTTACGATTTCGACCCTATAATAGCTTGGTATTTTACAGATACCACAGACCCGGATATTAATTTTGGCGGTACAGATGACCCCGACTCTTATTGGGATGGTTTTTATGCTATGAATATCGATGATGTTCCAACGTCTTCGGCGACAGTAATGCACAATGCTCGTTTTAATAATTTATTTACGGTTGACCCAAGACTTGGCGGCTCAATAACGCTTAAAATAGCATCTATATATAACGGGGATACATTGACAAATAATAGCTATTCTAGCTCAGAAACTTATGGGTCTACAACAAGGAGTGATTTTGTTATTGAAAAAATATCTAACAAGGTAGATCCATCATTTGCTAATTATATATTGAGGTAATTGCACTTTAAGTATTTTAAATACGAAGAATTTGACAGCCCTGACGTACAAGGCAGCGGGCAGATGGTAGACGACAGGCTTATTGTGCTGTTAGATGCTGTGCGTGAGGAGTACGGGAGGCCTATTAGGATATCTAGTGGGTTCAGGACTGAGGAGGCAAACCATAGGGCTGGGGGGGTTTCTAACTCCTCCCACCTAAGGGGCCTGGCGGCGGACCTAAAAGTCCGCAACAGCAAGGAGAGGTACGAGCTCCTTTGCATATTATTAAAACACTTTAATCGCATAGGGGTAGGTAAGGGTTTCATACACGTAGACATAGATAGCGCTAAGGCGCCTAATGTTGTGTGGACCTACTAAGGCACTACTATATGTTTACTGAACTATGAAAAAGAAGAAGTTTAAGGACACTAAGGTCGGCGGTTTTTTAATAGGCGAGCGCGGCGTATTAGATGCGCTCGGGGATAGTATACCTGACAAGGGGTTGCTTGGTATTGTAAAGAACTTAGTGAGCTCTAACAAAGAGCTCGACGAGGCCGATAAGGATATTGCTATGCAATTGCTACAGCTTGACCAGGACGAACTCGAAGGCGTTACCCGCCGCTGGGAGGCGGACGCCAACTCAGATGTTAAGCTAACCAAAATAACCAGGCCACTAATAATCATATACCTAACAGTGTGTATGACCCTATACATTGTGCTCGACTCACTTGGGTTGTGCGAAATAGAGGAGCGCTGGATTACGCTCTTAGAGACGATACTAATCTGTACTTATACCGCCTACTTCGGCTCTAGAGGCTTTGAGAAGTACGCACAGATTAAGAATAAAAAATAATACACCCTTGACACATCGTAAAGGAGCGGCGCGTGTGCTTGCTCCTTATTATCTAAGGCGTCCGTTGCTTAAGCGGTAGAACCTTGGGGCGAAGTTACATCTTTTTTTTAACAAAGTCAAGCCCACTTTTTTTGGTATACTCATATTAGTTGTTTATATTTGGTCTTCATTATTTAGGTTTATTCGGGGGGTCAAAGTAACACGGGTGCGACCCCCTGTTTTTTATGGACAACTATAGCGAGATACAGGACACGGAAGGACTCAAGAAATTGAGATGGTCTATGTTTGACAGCCCTGACGCAAAGGGCAGTGGATATAGGTTTATGGAGAGGGAGCCTGTTGTTGCGTTAGATCGTGCCTGCCGGCGCCACGACTACATACCTAAGGTAATACTTGGGTATACCTCTAAGATGGTCGCGGATGATATGGGCCTAGTGTCTACGGACTCACACCGTGTTGGTAAGGCCGTGCGTATCAGGTGCGTAGGGCCAAAGAAAAGATTAAAACTAGTTCGCAGTCTTATGGAGCAAGGCGTCACCAGGTTTGCCCTATCTCGCGACACGGTTTACTACGATACGGACGACCTAAAGTCGCCATCACTATACTTATGGTAGGTTTCTGCGTAAGTGTTTCTTTATTTGTTTAGTCAGTTGCGGGCCCTTCGGGGTCCGTTTTTGTTAAAACTTTGTTAAAAAGATTTGCTGTCTCAATTATTTTATTAACTTAGCGGTATGATTGAATTAATAGAGTTCTTAAAAGAAACATTATCGCGGTCTCAGAAGAAACAGTACGAGTACGCGGAGCGCATTACGCGCCTAACAACCTTAGTGGTAGAGCTGTGCCATAAGGATGTTACTGACGAGTTCAAACAGCTAGTTAAATCAGAAATACTACAGAATGGAAACATTGACTTTTAGACAAAGGCTGTCCAAGGTACAGCTAGAGTTAAAGGCTCCAAAGAGCCAGTACAACAGTTTTGGTAAGTATTATTACCGTAACCAGGAGGACATCCTAGAGGCCGCTAAGCCTATACTTGATAAGTATGGTTTATCCCTCGTAGTGTCCGACGAAATTATCGAGGTCTCAGGGACGTTTATGGTGCGAGCCAAGGCGATCGTATGGGACGACGAGGGTACCAAGGCAGAGGTATATGCCTCAGCCGGTATCGAGATGTCAAAGAAAGGTATGGACATTTCACAGTCCTTTGGTAGTTCATCATCTTATGCGAGAAAGTACGCGTTAAACGGGTTGTTCTTAATCGACGACACCAAGGACGCTGACTTCTCAAATCGGCCAAGCAAGGGCGTTTCAGACCATCAGTTCAAGGACAAGGATAGGTTACCCCGCACTGGCGCGGCACTTGATAAGGTGATAGCTTATCTACAAACAGAGAACGGTTCACTAGACACCGTTAAGTCTAAGTATATCGTCAAAGAGGATGACGAGAAGTTCCTCAAACAACAATTAGTAATTGCAAAAAAGAAGTAACATGGCAGCAATTGTAACATTTAATTTAAACCTAGGTAAGTTAGATACTACCAAGGTATGGACAAACGACAAGGGTGAGAAGTTTTATCCCTTAAAAGTAAAGCTACAGGATGAGGTAAACCAGTGGGGTAAGAACGTAATCGTTACCACTGACCTTAAAAAGGAGGAGTCTGATGCCCTTAAGGCCCAGGACCAGCTACCACCGATCCTGTGTAGTGGGAAGGTAAACTGGACCAACGGCAAGGTGTCGGCGGCGCCTTCACAGAGACAAGAGGAAACGCAACCTGAGGTAGATATTGATTTACCCTTTTAGTCTAACGGGGGCGAAAGCCCCCACTTTTTAATAAACAATATGGAAACAATAAAATACGGAGAAACCAAAAGGTATGACCTATTCGGGTACATACACAACAACAGAAAGATAAGATTTGATAACAAGTTCGAGATGTTATGCGAGCAGATACAGGCCACTAATGGCAACACGGTTCCTATAATAGTAGACACAAACTACTTAGTCATTGACGGCCAACATAGGCTGGAGGCCTGTAAAAAGCTCAACCTACCGATAGCCTACCGAATGGTAAGCGCCGATAGTGAGAGGCTTATGATAACGCTCAACAGGACACAGCGTCCCTGGAGTACTGATGACTTCATCAACAAGTATGTTAAGCAGGGCAACCATCAGTACGAGCAACTGCAGCAGCAGTTAGACTGTGACACCTACGCTAAAATAAACAGGAGCCTAATTTACGAGTTCTTCTCAAGCACCGCAAGGGGCGTGCATAGAGAGATAAAGGACGGTAACTACGAGTTTACCCCCAGGGGTCACGTTTATTTGTCAAGCCTAAAGATGTTATCAGATGTGTTAGGGAAGGATGTGTACAAGAAGTCATTCGCCAGGGCACTAAAGAACATTATCAACAGGAATAGCCATTTCAGTATTGAGGAGTTCGCCCGTAAGTGTGAGACCAATAGGGTTTATTTTTAAGATAAGGTGGCAGATAACGAGGATCAGATTGTTAAGGTTTACAACAAAAGAAGACAGATTAACAAGATATCATGACCGAGCTGGATAAGAGAGAAGAGGAGGACTTGTACTCACAGTATCTCTTAGAGCAAAGCTATATTGATCCTACCGCTGAGGTGGAGTATCCGCCCGTCGCATTGAGTTACGGCGAGTCTGATTACTACACCTCAGATGGTATGGTTACCCACCCAACACCGATTGGTACATACGGGAACTTTAGCTTTATCCAGGGACCTCCGAAACACAAAAAGACTTTTTTAGTTACCTTATTATCAGCGGCATACCTTGGGAAGAATGCTAAGGAGTATGTCAGGGACCTAAAGGGCCACCGGGGTGATAAGTGTTTGTATCATTTTGATACGGAACAGGGCACCTATCACGCACAGAAGGTGTTTAATAGGGCCCTAAGAATATCGGGTGAAGACAAGGTTTGTTATATGACATACGGCCTCAGGTCATTGAGCGTAGAGGAACGAATAAATGTGATAGAGTATTGCTTAAGGGGTGATGATAATATAGGGCTAGTCGTGATTGACGGTATAGCGGATCTAGTGAATGACGTTAATGATATTGAGGAGTCTAACAAGGCGGTTCAGCGCTTAATGACATGGAGTGAGAAATACAATGTACACATACTTACGGTGGTTCACGTTAATCATAATTCAACAAAGCCGACTGGGCACTTGGGTAGTGCGATGGAGAGAAAGGCTGAGACACAGATTGCTCTCGAGAAGAGCGAGATGGATGAGAACATAATAAATGTAAAGTGTAGGAGCTCCAGGGGGCGACCCTTTAAGGACTTTAGTTTTATGGTAAACAACCAGGGGTTACCGTTAGTATTGAGTGATGATATAGAGATATTTAACAAGAATAAAAGCGTACTTGAAAATCTACTTGGAAATACCCATTAAGGCAGTACCGCACCAGTCCGTGCGGGTTACTAAGCGTGGCTTTACCTATCAGCCAAAAAAGATAAAGGACTACAAAAAACTAATTGCGGAACTGGTTAGGGAGCGACTCCCTAGCCATTTTTGCGTTATAGGGGCGGGCACGCCTATTGTGGTTAACAGGTTGCACTACGTTTTCGAGTACCCTAAGAGTATGCCCAAGTATAAACAAAAATTTGGTACCTTTAAGACAACAAAGCCTGACCTACACGATAACCTAAACAAAGCACTATTTGATGCCCTAGAGGGTGTTCTATGGGAGCAGGATCAGAACATCTGTTGGCTCAGGGATGTTAGAAAGATTTACGGTGATACCAATAAAATAGAACTAGAAATAGAATGCTTGAGCGATTAGCAAAGAACCACGATCTGTGGCTAAGGATGACGATAGGGTTTGGGTGTGACAGGCACGTGGCGGAGGATATTGTGCAGTCAATGTACCTCAGGATACATAAGTATGTTAAGGACGAGAAAAGGATAATGTATGATGATGAGGAGGTGAATAGGTTTTTTATTTATGTGACGCTAAAGAATATGTTTATCATGTACAAGAAGTCTAAGTCTAAGTATACATTCTTTGAGGTGAGGGAGTCTGATGCTATTGATGATTCGGTAGTATTTGATGGGGCTATGGAGTCGGCCTTTAGCCGACTGATGACAAAGATAAATAAGGAAATAGATTCCTGGCACAAGTATGACAGGATACTCTCAAATAAATACTTAAGGACTGACTACAGCCTACGAGACATTGCGAGGGGTACCGGCATAAGCCTAACGAGTATACACCACTCTATGAAGCAAAACAAACAAGTACTAAAGGACCTGTTCGCTGAGGATTACGAGGATTTTAAGAATGGGGACTACAATTTGATATGAAGAAGATAATACACGTTAACCAGCATAAGATACGCTCTAACACAAGGACAGGTAAAAGGGAGCCGGTCATTACTTGCAAGACGTATAGGTCTAATGACTATGCCAAAGAGGTTGAGGTATTAGATGGATCAGGTGATGTTGCGTGTAGGATAATATACAGCCCTGATAAGCCACTGTCTTGTGGGGCCAAGGTATGGATAGAAACAAACAACGAAATAAGAATATTATGAGCGAGGTATTATTAGCCGACGGTTTTGAGGAGGCAATTGTTGGGCAGTGCTGTGTGTCACTTAGAATGATTTACAGTGTAGAGAAGATGGTAGAGGTTTTGATGGCCCGTGACAACATAAGCTCTGAGGATGCTATGGATTATATTAGTTATAACTGCATTGGTTCTTACGTCGGTGAGATGACGCCAATATGGCTTAGTGAAAGTATTGAATATTAAAACAGAAATAGATGGACAAAAACTATGAAAAAATGGATAAGCGTACTAAGGAGTACAAGGAGTGGAAAAAGACTCAAGAGTCCGCACCAGCTGGCCTGGGAGATAGCATTGAAAAGATTACTGAGGCTACGGGAATTAAGAAAGCTGTTGAGTTCGTTGCGGGTGAGGATTGCGGATGTGATGAGCGAAAGAAGAAACTAAACAACCTGTTCTCCTACAAAAAGCCTGAGTGCTTTACGGAGGATGAGTATAATTATATGTGGGACCTGGTTAATCAGGATCCATACAAGATAGAGTCAGACCAGCAGAAGAGACTGCTGCAGATTTATAATAGGGTCTTTAAGGTAAATAAAAGATTCTCAACCTGCGCCTCCTGTGTGAGGTCAATGTACAGGGAATTAAAAAGATACCTTGAGGCATACAGTTAATAATTTTTTTATATCTTTAGGCATGGATAAGTTAAAGCTAAAACTATCTAGTCTAAAAAGGAATGACCAGGACAAGTATTACCTGGAGGCAAGCAAGGGAAACAAGAAAATCTCTGCCGTACTAGATAATGAAGATGTTAGAAGTATCATATCCTTTTTTGACAACAAGATTAGATAAACAAATATGATGAAATGTGACGGGGGCGAATGCCCTGTTAAGGAGAGATGCTACCGATACTACGCCGAGGATACCCTTGGCAAAATTAGTGGCATACCTTACAAGGGAGGCCTATGTCAATATTTTACAACAAAAAAACACTATGGAGGATGAACCAATAAGAGGCGTCAAGGTAGAGCCTAAGGACAAGATACCAGTAGAAATTAGCGCGGCTATCTGCTTTGGCGTGATGCTGGGGTATGCATTATTATTTATTGTTTCCCTTTTTATCACCTAACATGCCACTACCTATACCTAACCAAAATGAGAGCCAGCAGGACTTTATGACCAGGTGCACGCTCGATCCCGATATAATAAACGAATTCCCTGAGGAGGGACAAAGAATTTCAGTATGCTACAGAATTTGGAGGGGAGGATGATAACACTCCTTAATGGCGACTCCTTTTACAAGGAGGACATCCTACAGAACATGCAGGACGATGATTATTACTATGGATTCTTAGGGGAGAATGCCCTAAGCAGTTCATCAATTAAAAAGCTACACCGTAGCCCTAAGGCCTACTCAAGAAAGAGTAGTCGAACCTCGGGTGATGCTCAGCCCTTCAGGGATGGTAAGCTTATACACATGCACCTGCTGGAGCGGGAGAAGGTGAAGGACCTTATTGTCGTAGAGGGCACGAAGGCTAGGAAGGACTTTAAGGAGGCCGTAGAGGAGCACGGGCCTGACAAGGTATACACCACCTCTGAGGTAAACAATGCCTACCAAATAGCTAGGGCGGTCCAGGAGAATGATGAGGCTAGTTTCTTATTAGCGGGGTGTGACTACGAGGTCCCTGAGATTGATTATTACAATGGTCTACCCTTCAGGGGTAAGGCCGACGCGATCACTAAGGACCGCAAGCACATTATAGATGTGAAGACAACATCAGCGAACATAGAGGACTTCAAGCACGAGGCCTTTAAATACATGTACCACATACAGGCCGCGCTTTATTTGGACCTCTTCAAGGCGGAGATGTTCACCTTCTTAGTGGTCAACAAGTATGACAAAGAGATAGCTATATATGAATGCACGGAGGAGTTTATACGCCAGGGGCATGATGCCTTGCTGAGCGCTATTGATATATTCAAGGAGTACTACTGCTCTGAGGACTCGGCGGATAAGCTAAAGAACTATGTGGTTAAGGGATATTTATAATAACGCCCCCGTAGATGATGTGGTCCATTATAGCTACGTCACTACATTAATGGTTTGGCTTATTGCTAATGATTTTGACATCTTTGATGATATACTAAAAGAGTTTGAAAGTAAGGAGGATTATCAGGTTTGTCACGGGATTCATTTAGGGATGCGCTTTATTGAGGAGTTAATGGACCAAAAGTTTAAGGAACACTCCGAGGTTACTGAGGAGTCCTCTAAGACTACATACCTCTTTGATGATGCGAGTAAGTACAAGGAAGTAAGTAAGGAGATATTTATAAAAGTAATAGTAGAGATTTATGAGTCACAAGTTGGAGGTTATAAAAAAACTAATTGACAAGGAGGTAGGTTATGACATTGGCGGCAAGCTAAGAAAGAGGGAGGCCGTATACGCCAGGGCTGTTTATTTTAAGATAGGCAGGGAGGTTTATCCTAAGATGTCATTCGCTGAATTAGGCAAGTCCCTTAATAGGGACCACGCGACCGTGCTTCATGCATTAAAAAAAGTAATGCCTCATGCACTAGAGCACGAGCGCTTTAATTTATTAGCGGAGTCGTTACGCTATAGTTTATCACCCAGGAGTGACAAGAAGTCTATCGCGGAGTATATTGTTGAGAACAATAGCTTGTACCAGCAGAACGTGGAGCTCACGCATAAGCTAGCAACAATGATCCAGGAGAATAGGTTCTTAAGGCTGGTCGAACAATTAGATAAGGATGAGCAGGATGAGGTGTACTATAAGCTAGACATCTTCGTTCGCTCAATAAAGAGCAGGGTATACCTATGTGAGAAGGAGAAGGTCTAACTTTTTAATAAACACCTGTAAAACCGAAAACCCTATGAAAGAGATGAGCTGGTGTTTCAAGAGAGGTATCTATGTTTTTATGGAGCCTAATCCGAAACAGCCAACAATGTTCAGGGTGGTGATTAAGCAGGGTGACAACACGAATGAGTCTGACTACAAGTACACGGTAAAAAACATACAAGACATTGTCTTTGATGCGTACCGAGAACTATATAAAAGAAACTATGGCAAGAAAGAAGTCTGATGAAATACGAGACACGGATGGTCGCAAGAACAACAAGCGGCTACCCTCTAAGGTTTCTTTGCACGGCCCAGTAACGAGCAAGCCAGCTCGCATAAATGACGCAAAAAAGAAACAGATACCTCAGTACGCTGAGCGTGCCGCTAAGGAGGTCTTTGGTGGTATAGAGCAGATGCTGGTAGAGTTAGCCCAGCAGGGCAAGGATGGTAACTTTAATGCTTTTAAAGAATTCCTACGATACACAATCGGTAATCCCGATGAGTACCACAAGGAGGAGGGCCCGAAAAAGAAACAGGCACCAATAATAAACTTCATTAACACAAACCCTGAGGAGCCAGTGATTGACATTGAGCACGAGGAGGATGGAACAGATACAACTACACCCTAAATATCAGAACCTTTTTCATAGTAAGTCTAGGTACTTTTTAATTACTGGTGGGCGTGGATCGGGTAAAAGTTTCTCCGTCTCAGTATGGCTACTTTTGTTAACCTACGAGGAGGGCCACAAGGTCCTCTTCACTAGGTATACAATGATGTCAGCGCACACCTCTATTATTCCTGAGTTTATTGAAAAGATAGACCTTATGGATGTGCATAGCGACTTCAGGATAACGAAGGACGAAATCATAAACCTTACAACAAAGAGCAGTATTATCTTTAAGGGTATCAGGACCTCCAGTGGTAATCAGACCGCGGCCCTAAAATCTTTATCAGGGGTAACCACTTTAGTAGTGGAGGAGGCTGAGGAGCTGGTGGATGAGGATACGTTTATGAAGATAGACTTTTCAATAAGGGGTAAGGATAGGCAGAATAGGGTAGTCCTGATCCTGAACCCTGCCTCCAAGGAGCACTGGATATTTAAGCGCTGGTTTCAATCGGAGGGTGTCCCTGAGGGATTCAATGGTGATGCGAACAACGTGACCTATATTCACACGGACTACCGGGACAACAAGGAGAACTTGGCTGACTCTTTTTTAGCGCAGGTGGAGGATATGAAAAGGAAAAGGCCTGACAAGTATTTACATACAATACTAGGCTCCTGGATATCTAAGAGTGAGGGTACCATCTACAAGAACTGGAGGGTGGATGATTTTCAGGAGACCGACATAATGTGTTATGGCCAGGATTTTGGGTTTAGCAAGGACCTGACAACCTTAGTTAAGATATCGGTAGATGCGGACCAAAAAAAAATGTGGGTACAAGAATGCTACGGCAAGGAGGGACTCAGCACTACGGAAATAGGTCGGCGTAACAAACAGTTCTGCGGTCTTGATCTAATTATCTGCGACAACAGTGAGCCTCGTTTATTACAGGAGCTAAAGGACAACCACGACCTCAACATTAGGCCCACCATAAAAAAGAAGGGTAGTATCTTAAGTGGCATTGCCTTAATGCAGGACTATGAAATAATAGTTGACCGAGGTAGCCACGGGATAATTAGGGAGCTTAATAACTACATTTGGCAACAGCGAAATGCTAAGCCACTCGAGAACGGCTACGACCATTACCTCGACGCCTGCCGTTACGCCTTACAGCATTTGGTTCAGGGACGTTCGCTAGGGCGTTATGCTATACTTTAGTTTTTTATTAGGGCCCTTTTTTATTCGGGGATGGTAATATGGTAATATGGTAATATGGCACCTACCCCCTCCCAAAAACTTTGTGATTTCCTTAACATTTTGGTGTGTCTTCTTACCATAGCTTTGTGGTATCAAATTAAAAAAATATGGCAGACACATTTACAAGAGAGATTTTAGAAAAACTAAAAAAACACGCTGAGTCCTCTGAGTTTGGGCGCGGTTTTAAGGACACTGAGAAGGTAGCGGCAACGTATTATAAGACGGGTTATCTAAGGGCTTTAGAGTTCTTTGAGGACACCTTAAATGAGAGGAGACAGCAATGGGAGAAGGGTCCTGACTTTGCGGGCCTTTACTCTAGTGCGGGAGACTTTGTTTGCACGCATAAGTTGGAGGTTGTCGGTGACGTTTTGTTTGGCAAGGGTTGGTATGACAACCCCGACCAAGAGGATACCCAAGCTATATGGGAGATTTGCGACTTTGTTTATCCTCATAGGTATATGGTGCAGTGCTTAGAATTAGGTGAACTAGATATACAAGTAACAGAGATAGGAATATGAGAACATTTGTACAACACGCAATGATTGGGGACCAAACCGTCTTAGAGATGGGGGAGTTCGACGGGGATTTTGAACACATCAACACTAGGTTTGAGTGTAAGTTAGATGGGGCCAAGATAGCTTGGCTCTTTATTGAATGCAACTGCGTTGACTTTGAGGCTATGTCCTCGAGGTGGGGTATCAGTATTACTAAGGTAAGGGAGGCCCTCTCAAAGCAGTTCGGAATACCAGTACATTTTAATTTAACAGACCATTAACACTTTTGCATTAACAGAAAATATACTTTACACTATGGCAAATAATTGTTACAACTATATGGAAATTTCTGTTCAGAACGGGGATGACCGAGAAAAGATTACAGACTTCTTTAAGTCTTACGACAACTTTAATTGTTTCACTTACTGGGGTGACTCTATAAGTGATGACAAGGTTCAAGACTCACTTGCTGAGATGACTTACGATGATTTTTACAAGTATGGCACCAAGTGGTGGGATTTAGAGCTCGAGGTTTATGAAGATATAAATAAGTTGATAGTAAGGGGTGACTCCGCGTGGGCGCCACCAGTTGGTATCGCTGAGGTATTAACCAAGGCTTATGACTGCACTATTAGGCTTGAGTATGACGAGCCTGGTATGGACTTCGCTGGTATAGAGTACTATAAGAATGGCTTAGTCACCGACTGCGTTAGGTACGACAGCTGGAACGAATGGGACTACAAAGAGGGTTGCTCTAGTTTCCACGTCGAGAGGCTCTTAGAGTACATTGATGAGGGCGTCTATGATGATGATGGGCTGGTTCAGTTTATGGATGACCACAAGTATTTAAGCGACGAGCACAAGAAGGAAATAAGAACAGCATACAAAAAGAGACAGCAAACAATATGAGAAAACTATCAAAGAAAAGAGCAGACGGCCTAAGGACTGGTGGTTGCTTACGGGGGTATTCGTACCAGTTTTATTCGGACCTAGAGATTGCATTTGGCAAGCCTACTTACGACTATGGGGAGGAGAATTCTAAGATTAATTATGAGTGGGTTATTGAGCACAAGGGTAACCTCTTTTGGATTTACGACTGGAAGGTCGAGGGTCTTGAGAGTTATGCTGAGCTGTATAGGTGGCACGTAGGTGCGGAAGAAAAAACAAAAGGGGGGGTGCTTGAGCGTTTCCTTACTGATCTAGACAAAAGGGTTCGCCTCAAGATTTTAGAGCGGGACATTAAGTTGATGAAGGAGGCCCTCATAGGGGCCGACCCCATCGATAGGACCAGCACGAAGATGCGCCTTCAAGCCAAGGAGAGTGCCCGTCGAACTATTCTTAAAACTTTAACACACCCTTAACAATTTGGTGTTCAGATAAGGCCTTACTTTGTACTCAACAAATCAGTGTTCCACGTGGAGCACACAAATAAAGAAATATGTCAAAAACAGAAATCAACAAAAGAAACACGTACTGGAACCACAAGGGAAAATACGAGGAGGATTATCACAAGATTTGGGAGAGAATTGAGTTGCGTAACAATGATGAGTCTATAGTCTTAACCGATGGCGAGCAAGCCCTAGGGGATATATCGAGTATCTATTATGACTACTACAACAATGGCTCTTGCAACACCTTTGATGCGGTAAATTATGAGGATGGTTTCTTTGAGAGGGATGACCCCGATAGTTATTACGAGAGGGATTACCTCGGCCTAAGGGATGATTACAAGAAAAGGATTGAGCGTATCGCTGAGTATCTTAAGAGCGATGAAATCGCGTGCCAGCTGGTAGATGCCTTGCTTTTTGAGTACACCGAGCGTAGGGACGACGGGGCTGAGTTCATACTGGAGCTGGTAGTTAATATGGTTATCTCTAAGATACGCAGAAAGACAGAGACAAGGGTCGGGTTTGCTACCCCTAGATGGATAGATGCTGAGGTCGGTGTGTTCAGAGAATTTTAACAGATAAAGATATGAGAAAAAGTTACATCAACAGATTAAACAAGTATTCTGAGAAGTATACTGAATTAGAGTTAGAGGCCGCTGACTTGGAGTGGGAGGCTGATTACGCTCAAAAGCGGGGTAGGGTTGGGAAAGCAGTAAGTCTTAGGTCTAAGGCTAAAAAGTTGTACGAGAGGGCTTGGGCTTGGAATGAAAAGGCTATGGCTCTTGTCGAGAAAATGACAGAGGATGAGTTTTACGCCTCTGAATATCCTAGCCAGCAATGTGTAACTTATGAAGAATGCACGGCACACAATGACGTATAAGGAGATGATAAAAAAGCAGGCCCGAGGCTACGACGAGGCCTACATCAGATACGGCCGGTCGGGTAATTACAGAAAGGCCCAGTGGAATAGAAGGATGGCCATTGAGACGTGGCGGCGCTACTTCGATATGCCCGACTAGATTTTTTATTCGGGGGGTGCGCGCGTGTATGTATAGACCGATCTAGTGTTAAAACGCATTAACATTTTTTTGTGAGTCCTTTAACATTTTGGTATTGATATATTCCCGTGCTTTGTGGTGAACAAATAAAGTAAAAGACATGAGTAGAAATTTATTAGAAAGAGCCCTACACGTAGAGGCAGAACTTTGGAGGTATCACGGCTATATGCATAGCGAAGAGTCTAACGCGGTTTTTGATGACGAGAACGACGCATTGCTTTATCATCTAGAGGGCTTGGCGGAGACTATCGAGGAAATGAGACACGATTTAGAAAATAGCGAAGATTTGTCTAGTTGGGAGGCTCTTGTTAAAGATGATGAGCAGTGCCTTAAGCAAGTCATCGCCTACTACAAGGCGGTGGTCACGACACCTAGGCCGGATTATGTTTACGGATAACGGCACTCTTTAATGAGGGGGGCTCTTTAATAAGGGCCCTTTTTTATTCGGGGGGTGCGCGCGCCTATGCGTATAGGTCAAGTGTTAAAATGCGTTAACAAAACTTTGTGAGTCCTTTAACATTTTGGCGTTGTTTAAATTCCGAGTTTTGGGGTATCAAATTATTTCAATTATGGCAAAAGCAAACCAAGGCCTAACGGCCTACCAAAAGAAAAAAATCAGAAAAAATTTAATCTACTGGTATGAGCGTGCCAGCATAGAACAGCACGACAGCGGCCGAGACTGGTACCAGCGGGCACACGAATTTTGCCAGTCTAGGGCTGAGCACTTCGGGGTCTCTCCTTACCTCGTTGCTGGTGTGGTTTCGGCACTCTCTCCGCGTAACAAGTGGGCGCGCAATTTAGAAGACGCCACCCGCGTCTTAATGGCCCACCGCGACGGCCTACCGCCGAGCTCGGTCAAGGTCTGCACCTTCGACAGCAATAAACAAAAGGCCTTCGATATCTTAGACGGCAAGCCAGTAAACTGGGGGCCTAAAACTGAGTCTTTTGTGCGCAATATTGCCCACCTAAACAGCGCCCGCGTAACGGTCGACGTTTGGCACTGGCGCGCGTGCTTTAATCGAATGAGAGAGCCCAAGAGCCTGACAGAAAAGAGGTACCGAGATATAGAGAAAATTACCATATACACGGCCCAGGAATTTAGGTTAAAAGGCTACGAGTTTCAAGCTATAATTTGGGAGGTAATACGCGAGAGCTGGAAATATTAATTTTACACTGGGGGCCTTTTTTACTCGGGGGCTTTTTTATTCGGGGGGCCCTCTTAAATTTACTGATGATCTAAAAATTACTGTCTTCGTGGAACATTGTGGAACAAATGTTAAAAATGTTAAAGTTCTTGAATATGTGGTTTATTAAATATATACTTGTATTGTCAATGTGAGACACACAGCGACATAACCCGTTCCACGTGGAACACAAAATTAAAGACAATGACAAACAAAAACGAAATGACAACAGCGAGATTCTTAGGAACCATTACAGCGAAGGCCGAGGCTTGGGCCGCGGTAGAGTTTAAAGGGCTCAAAACGACGCTACAAAACAACTACAGCTTCGAGAATATCGAGGAAGAGCTTGAGGCCCTATGGGACACTAAGGCGGTATTGGATGCCTTAGCCGAAAAGATAGGCCACTTCTCTGATTCGGTCGAGAGGGTACATAATAGCCTAGAGCGAGAAAAGGAGTTAAAGGATGAACTTGATACACTAATAAACGGGTAGGAACCGCGCCCCCTTCGGGGGGCTAAATTTAATACTATGACACGTAAACATATACTTAAGCATTTAGAAGGATTCGAGATACTGGCGCCAGCCGTGTTTGATGAGGTAGTAGTAATTCAAGCCGGTAAGGTCTACGGCTCAGGCTATAACTTGCTAGATGGCCGACCCAGTAAGGAGGTATTACTAGAGCTTTATTACGCTTACTGCGAGAGCTGGGGCCTAGCTTATCTTATGGAGGAATTCGAAAAGGAGCTGCGCAATGAGTAGGAGAGAGCTTGAAATCCTAGGGCTTGCCCGCCTCGTCTTGGCGGCGGTTCTAGGGGTCGCGGGTGCATTTGTAATTATATTTTTTGTACTGCTGGCCTTCGGTTGAATTACAGCCCCCTCTCGGGGGCCTTTTTTTACACTGGGCTGAGACTCAGAGAGAGCGAGAGAGTAAGACCGCAACCGCTCGCCTAATTTCACCCCCTCTGATGGGGACGTAAATTCCAGGTCTGGCCGCTACGTAGACCACTGTTATGAATTCAACACCAAATCGATTAGCCCCCCCCAGGGGGGTGGCCTCTTTCCTAAGAACTTAAGGTACCCTCTTAGGGGTGGTAGTAGATACTTGGCCCCTCCAATAGCTTTTAAATTTTAAGTTATGCTCGGCAGGTTGAATAACAGCGGGGCCATCGAAAGCTATAAAGGATAATACTGTTGCAATTACTGCGAAGACTTAAGCTACTCGATCCAAGTGCCGGGGAGACACAAGTTTAGGACCGTCAGCTATCCTCGCTTCATAAAGATAACTAAAAAGTCTGAAACTGTTCGTACCTTACACAACAATTTTATAAAATATAGTTACCCAAGTATGGCTGAGAATATTACGTTATATGTCCCTGAGACGATAGAAGACATAGAGCTACAGAGCTACCAAAAATACCTTAAAATATCTGACAACCTGGGCGAGGGGGATGATGCTGAGGACTTCCTAAAGATGAAGCTGCTCGAAATATTTGCTGGTGCAAGGTACGAGGACATAAAGAACATCCCGAGTGGGGTGGTAGAGTTCTCGGTTTCGCAGATATTAAGCTGCCTAAATGAGCCAACGCCGTTGGAGAAGTTTTTTACTATCCGCGGGACGGACGGTGTAGAAATAACCTTCGGGTTTGAGCCCCAGCTGGACAAAATGAGTTTCGGGGCCTACATTGATTTAGACACCTTTATAGGTAAATGGGAGCACATGCACAAGGCCATGGCCGTAATGTACCGACCCGTGCTGTCGAGGAGGGGTGACTTCTACGAGATAGAGCGGTACCAGGGGGCGGACAAATAT